TGATGATGGGTTGTTCCTTCAAATGATGAATCTCATGAAAGATAATTATGTAGTAAGTCCTTAGATATAGAATGATGAAAAGAAACATTAGATTTTTTTTTGAAATTTGAAAGATGAGTGGATATAATACAACAAACAAAAAGATAAACTTAGAAGATGTCCTGCGAGTGCAATATGTTTAACGTTGAAAACACGAGCACATGGCATTACAACTGTCAGTGGAAGGTTAACGAAGGTCAGATGACGATGTTTCAATACGCACACACATGCCACAGGATCACGAAGGATGTTCCTATCTGTGAGAGTGAAAGGAAACGGTTGGAGAGGAATTGGAGTAGACGTGGAGAATCTTGGGAAGTATCTCCTACAGGTAAGTCACATTCTTGGACACAAGAAGTCAGTGAAGGAGTTCCACCAAATAAGACATAAAAAAATATCACACACTCAACATAAACCCATAAAGATTAGTTTTTTATTCGACAATCACATTCTGGATACTTTTCATATAGATCATGTACACACAACTCTTTCATTTTTGCTTCAATCATGACATCTACCTTTACACCGTATTTTTCAGGGATCTCAAGTAGGTAGTCTGGTAAGATATCAATAAAATCACTATGCTTCCCAACTTTTCCATATCCCTGTTCAGATACATGGAACTTTGGTTTAATTCCTTTCTTTTTCCATGTTTCCAAGATGAGAGGTATGTAATACTCTGGTTCTTCAAATTCTTCATCTGGATGGAGTTGTATGTAACAATCGTAGTGATGTGTATCAAAGACAATTGGAACACCACATTTTTCATGGATTATAAGACAGTCCTTAATTGAATAACACTTTTCACAATTCTCCAGGACGAGGCGATTTTTTATTTTTGGTGGGAGGTTGTCGTAGTTTTCACACCATCTGTCAATCGTTTTTTCTTTTTCTCCATAGACCCCTCCACCATGAATAACCATTACAGAGTCTTTTCCCGTTTCAAGTAGGTCAAGGACAGTGGCGTGATAATCAAGGTCTTTGATTGTCATTTCTAATGTGCGTTTATGAGGTGTTCCAAGAACATTAAATTGGCCTGGGTGGAACGTGACACGATGATTGTATTTCTTGATAAGTTCTGCGATAACTTTTAGATGAGGGATAGCAAATTCATACCCATAATCTTCTACTTTTGGATTTGTTTTGTGTAAGAACATCTCACTTGAGAGACGAAATACACGAATACCATTTTTTTCATTCCACTCAATCATCTTTGCTAAACCTTCCAGATTAAGAAGTATTCTTTTTTTGAGCTCTTCAACACCCCTTTCATACACCGTCCGCAAGATGATTTTTCGCGAAGCATACACTTTATAGTGTATCTTCAGTGTCATGTTCATACAGCAAAGTCCGAGCTGAACATCTTTTTCGTGGGACATCTCTATTTGGTTTTAGTATCTTATAAAATATTAGTCAAATTTATTTTAGATAAATGAATAATTTTTGAATCGTCCCCGACACATTTAATATATGATTCATCTGTTCCTTCTTCACTAGTTGAATAGATCTTTGTATTATTGAAAAAATCTTTCGCGTAATGGAATACTACATTAATTGAATCAATAATATCTGTAGGATATTTCCATATTTTATCATTCTCATCAATAAAAAATCTGGTTACATGGTATTTAGACATTAATATAAGAAATGAATAATTTTAATTTTATTTAAACAAATTTATACCTTTGAACATTTAAAACGCCTAATTATCATATTTATTATGACATTTATTACATAACATGTATATCGGACAACAATCGTGTTTCTCAATAAACTTTTTTAATATTTCACCAGCCGTTACAAGTTCGCCATCATCTAATTTTTTTCTTATTTCTGTTACTGCTAGAATTAATATATCTGAACGACTATAATTATTACAATGTGCTCTCTCTATTTGTCTAATGCCATTATCACCTTTAACCCCTTTACAAAATATACAAGTATCTGTTTTATAATTAAAGAATGTTTGTATTGTATTAGCTGCTATTCCATTATTAAAATGTCTTACAATATTTTCTGTTTTTTGTGGGGCAACTATAAAATTGTCGTCTAAATACTTATTCTTAATTTTTTTTAAGCGTTCTGTTATAAACTTTTTTTGTTTTTCTAGTGTATCTTTGAATATTTGACTTTCAGAATTGTTTAATTCTTCCATTAAATCATAATTAAATCATAATTAAATCAAATTTAAATTTATACAAGATACTCGAAACTATCAAGACAAAGATATAATTTACATCTAAAAGTTCAAAATTCCATAGAAAACGATTATGAAGTGGGTCTATGAGATAATGTATTATATTTGAAAGATGAAAACCTTTTACTCCACTAGCATCAACTCTATAAACTACTCCTCCAACACTAAACTCAACATATATCAAGAATAAAACTGTTATTATAAAGATAAAAAAAAGGTAGTTCATTTTTATATAAAGAAAAAATATTATTAAATAAGAAATGAAAATAATTTACTATTATCAAACATTTACGGGATTAGAAAAACTTAAAAAGAGCTATTTTACAACAAACTTGATAATATCTTCAATACATTTTGGAGATGATAATCTATATTTAAATGACGATTTACCAAGTAATGCGAAGTTTAATAATCTTTGGAAAGAAACGCAAGAATTATCAGAATCACATGTTCATATATCTTGTATGGTAGGTGGTGCTGGAGGAGCTTTTAAAGAATTATTCTCAAACTTTAACCTTTATTATGAAAAATTAAAAGAATTTCTTTCTTCTAAACCATGGATTCAAGGTATTAATTTAGATGTAGAAGAGGTGGTGGATATAGAAGATATTAAAAAGTTAATCAGAGCTATAAATATTGATTTTGGAGATGATTTTCTAATAACTATGGCCCCTGTATCTTCGTGTATGGAAAGTGATATTCCTGGTATGGGTGGTTTTATCTATAAAGACCTTTATAATTCAGATGAAGGAAAGATGATAAGGTGGTTTAATTGTCAATGTTATGAATCATTCAGTTTAGATACTTATAAAAAAATAATAGACAATGGTTATCCTGAAGATAAAATTGTTATGGGTATGATGTCAGGTCAATTTACGAATGATTCATTTGTAAAAGATGTTCATGATGTAAAAGAAGCATATGAAGAAGTTTGTGGATTTTATGATTGGGAATATCTTAATGCTCCACCAGATAAAGATGATCCAACACAATGGTCAAAATTAATAAAAAACGCATAACAAAATAAATGTAATATATATAGTATGGAAAAGTATATAGTGCGTAAAATTCTAAGAAAAGTTGGAAAAAAATACAAACATAAATATTATGATAAGAATGATAAAGAAATAAAAGATAAAAAAAAGATAGAAAAGGCTATAAAGGGTATTTATATTGCCCCTGCTTATGATAATGTAAAAATAAACCTTGATAAAGAAGACAAAGTATTAGCAATAGGTTATGATGAAAAAGGTCGTTCACAATATGTTTATAATAAGAAACACACACAAGCTCAAAGTTATAAGAAGTTTGATAAGATGTTATCTTTTGGAAAAAACTTTAGCAAAATAAGTGATAAGATAAATGATGACCTTTACACTGTTAAAGATTCTAAAAATAAACAAATAGCTATAATCCTTACATTGATTATGGAATGTCAATTTAGAATAGGGAATGATGTTTATTCGAAAAAGAATAAATCATATGGAACTACAACATTACAGGGGAAACATATTAAAGTAAAAGGTAAGGATGAATTAGTGATTGATTTTAATGGGAAAAAGAATGTGAGAAATATATGTACAATTAAAAATAAAAAACTTGTAAAAACACTTCGTCAAAAAAAGAGAACTATAGGAAAAGAAGATAGAATATTCACTTACAGAAGAGGTGAAAGGTATTATAATATAAAGTCGTCTGATGTGAATAAATATTTGAAACAATTTGGAAAATTTACTGCGAAAGATTTTAGAACATGGGGAGCAAACATAGAGCTTATTAGACAGCTTATGAAAAATCAAAATTCAGAAATAAAAAAATGTATTGAAAGCGTTTCTATTAAACTTCATAATACTCCCGCAATATGTAAGAGTAATTATCTTGATCCTGAATTAATTGAATTTTACAATAATGATAAAGATGGTTTTAGAAGACATTTTAATTTCAAAACCGATGCGAGTCTTTATAAACAATATATTCAGTTTTTAGAAGAATTGTAAAATACCTTTTTCTTACCTTGAATCTCACCTACTTTTTCACCTAAATCCCCACCTTCAATCGTATAGATGTATTGTGGCTTTTCATTTACAATGATATAGTATTCTTTTTTGTAATGTGTTATTATCTCTACTTCTTCACCTTCTTCATCTGATAATTCTTCAGTTTCTTCACCGCTATCTTCGCCTTCAATTTTATCATCTGGATTTTCAACAACTTCGGTAGGTTTTTCTTCTTCTTGAACTACTGTAACCTCTTCATTGACTTCTTCTTTTTTCACTTCAATCGGTTTTTCTTCTTCTTGAACTACTACAACCTCTTCATTTACTTCTTCTTCTTGAACTACTACAACTTCTTCATTGACTTCTTCTTTTTTCACTTTAGTATGTTTTTGTTTTTCTTCTTGGACTTCTTGAACTGTATCATCAACATCCGAATTATTATTAAACATGGATAACTTTTCTTCTAATAACTCTAGTTTTCTCTGAAGTCTATTGATTTCAATATCTCTATCGTGAATTTCTTTATCTTGTTTCTTAAGCATATCGAATCTTTCTTTTTCAGTCTTTTCTTTCATGGCATCTTCTTGTATTTTATTTATCATATGCTCATAGTCTATCATTTTCTTTTCATTAACAATAAGAAGTTTATCTTTTTCACTTACTTCGGTAATAAGCTTTTTATTACATCCACGTAAATCATTACATTCTTGTATAATCTTCACAAGCTCAACATTTTTTTCTCCATTAATACGATTATATTCATTGAATATATTATCAATATTTTCTAATATTATACTCTTTGAATCCAACATATTATTCATTTTAGATAACATTTACGTATATTTTTTAAATATTTTATTTATATATATAATGTTTGTAAAAGGACATTGTTCTCCATCTGGAAAAGGTAATAAAGTTTCGTGTTTAGATGAAGAATTGCTCATAAAAATAGCATCAATACTTAACAATTATGATTATAATATAAAACTTCATAAAGATAAAAAAAAACTCCATAAAGAAATTTCACAAAAAATAAAAGATAAAAGCGAGTGTGATACTGAAAATTGTTGGAAAACCCTTAACTTTATAAGAGATGAACTTTCTAGTGAAGATTTAGAAAATTTTGAAGAAAGTTTTAGACCTGATATGCCAGATAAATGGAAAAGTAATCCCAATGAATGGTTATCAACTTTAGATATTAATAAAGTAATGATGCAATATGAAGATGCTTATCCTAAATTTCAATATTTAGGTGCGAACCCGATTGATTTTGATAAAAAATTATCTGAAAATAAATGTGTAGCTGATGAACTTTGTAATATAAGTATTCCAGAAATAAAAAGGGATGGAACAGAATATTTAGGTATGGTTTTTAATACAGATCCCCATAATAGTTCAGGACAACATTGGTTTTCTCTCTATATTGATTTAAAAGGAAAAAATATTAAGGGTAAACCATGTATTTATTACTTTGATTCTCTAGCTAGTAAACCAAAAAAAGAAGTCGTTGAATTTGTTAAGAGGATTCAAGATCAATGTTTAGATATAAATAGAGATATAGAATTTTTATATAATGATATTAAACATCAACATCAAAATACAGAGTGTGGTGTATACTGTTTACATTTTTTGGTTTCAATGTTAAAAGGACAAAATTTTAAAAAATATATCAAAAACAAAAAGAGTGATAAAAAAATAGAAAAGTTTAGAAAATTTTTCTTTATACCTAAATGATTTTACGTTTATCTATTTTTTTTTAAAAGTAAGACTAATTAATTAAATATGTCTCTATATGATCAATTTTTTTCAGATATAAACAAAGACTTTATGTTTAGTATGGCTAATAATGTTTTAAAAAAAGACTACAATATAACGATTGAAGGTGATGAGAAGGTAAAAAATATATATATAGAAGATATGAAAGATATCTTTGAGAACAATGATTTTGAAGATATATCAGAAATAAACAAAGTATTATTAGATACAACGATTAAAAAAAATAGAGGAAGTAGTATTGATGAAAAAGAAGATGAAAAAGAAGAACCTTCGGGTTTTAGAAAAAGGGAGGAAGATAGTGAAACAAAATTAGCAGAACTTATGAAAGAAAGAGAAAAAATACAAATACCTCCTCAAGAAGAACAAACCCAACAAGTAGAAAGTGGAACAAGTATCAATGATCTTCTAAAAAAATCTACTGGTACAAAAATAGAAACAATCATTGAAGAGGATTCAGGTGAATCCGAAGTTTTTGAAACAGAGATAATAGAAAAAGAAGAAACACCCGTTTTTGAAAGAAATCTAAAATTAGTATCTTTTACATCTAATAAAAGAACAAGTATTAATTCATCTCGATATAATTATAGTATTGATTTATCAAAAGAAGGGATTGATCCAAAAAAACTACATAGTCTATCTAGAATTATAATACCAATTGAAGAAAATTATATATTTACACTACCAATACTTACACTTAAAATAAAAGAGCTAGATATGGAGGTTTGCCTCCAACAAAAAGACATCATTCAAAATGATTTTAATTCAGTAGGTATTTATGAGCCAATTGAAAATATTATATTCAATATAACATTTCCATTAAGACGCCTTTCAATTGATATAAGAGATATATCAAATGTGAAATACTCAAGTAATGATATTCTTAAAATAAATATCATGGAAATAAAAAAAAATATAATTATCTTCACATGTTCAAAGATAGATATGAGAAACTTTAAAGTTAAAGATATGGTAAAGGTAATTAATATTCAAACATATGACATGTATATTATTGAATTATTATCAAATCCGTTAAAAATAAAAGCAATCAAAGATAATATGATATTTTGTAAAATAGATGGAGAACATCAAGATAAAGTTTATAATAATATTGATATGAAGATACTAAATATCAGCAATCAAAATATGATTTATTTTAATCAATACTCTTAAATAATCTTTTGTTTCTCAAAAATACATAACTTAATCCTTCAATTGAATAGTTATTGTATTTGTATTCTTTATAAGGATAAAGTTTAATAATAGATGATTTTGAAAGAGGACTAAAATATATTTTTTCAGTTGGATTGTATTTTACAATATAACCTTCTATATTTTCTTCTTTTTTAAAGCTCTTTATAGGTGGAAAATCAAGTTTATTTATCTTTTGTAATATTTTTTTAGGAGAATTGTATAGTGTTTTAAATACAGAAAAAACATTTCCTAATTTTTCATTCAGATGATGATCTTTTAGTTCATAGTATGTAAACATTTTATTCTTAGGATCATAATCACAAACCTGAAGTCCATTTTCACGCACATAACGAACATCTATTTCATCAGATGTTTTTTCAAGATTATAGTAAATATAAATATCGCTATCATCTTCCTTCTTTTTTGCTAAAATAACATATATATTTGGTTTAATATATTGTAAAAAGTTACTCTTGAATTGCTTTACATCTATCTTATTTAATTCTGAAGAGTTAATACCTGGGAAATGAGATTCTTCTGCCTTTAATTTACTAGAAAACCGAAGACATTTATTATTTAGTTGTATATCATCACGACTATTTTGTATACAATCTACAGATGATTCTTTGATAATATCAGTTATATTTGAACTGATAATGTTTTTACGCTCCATGATATCAAATAACAACTGATCTACACTTCTTCCATTTGTTTCTTTTTTCATAGATAATATCTTGGTGATAGTTTTGTAAACTGGTTTATATTTATCTAGTAGAGTCATCTTAATATCTCCATCAATTTCAATATCATCAACATCAGGCCATTTTTCTCTTTTTAAGTTCTTAAAGATATCTTCAATTGTTTCTCCATCAGGTAAAGATGATAAGTATAAATACTGTTCTACATTACGTTCATCTTTTGGTAATAATTCATTCATATGAGATTTCATACGAATAGCCCTTCCAAAAACCTGATCAATACGTATATAATTCCAGAAAGGTTCCATAATGTGAACTTGTCTCACGCATTTTAAAGATATACCTTCTGCCCCAGCACTCGAAATCATTATTATTTGTATGTATTCGCCAAAGACATTTTCATCTCTATTAAATGCTTCCTTATTATATTTTCTCAATTCTTGTTCTTCTTCTCCAGTTAAAAATGTATATCTCTTCTTTTTTGACCCTTCACTTATAAGAGTATCAATATCTTTCTTATTATGATCATATTTTTCATAACCATTATCCAACAATATCTGTTCAAATGCTTCTGATCCAGAATCTTTCCTAAAATCACTGTAATACAACGCTTTACCAGTTGGTGTATCATCTTTTACAAAACGATTAATATTCTCTAATATCTTGTAGAACTTTGGAGAATAAAGGTAAAGTTTTCCATCAAAAGAGAAATTTCCATTCATACGCATACGATCATATGTCTCAAGTTTCTTTGAATCATCATCTTCTTTTCTAAAAGAGTCATCATCATAGACAATATTACATGTTTGTCTTGTTCTTATACTATAGTCCGAATTATCTTTATCGTTGTAAAGATCTTTTTTCCTCAAATTGTTTAGCCTTCTTAATTTTTCACGCATATACTCATTTTCATAGTTGGACCATTGAACCGGTCCCATTGGACAACGAACTATATTTGTATTTTTAACAATCGTATAATCTTTATAAAGTGGAACGGTCATTCTTGGAGGAACAACTTGTGGCATAAATTTAATTGACTTCCTATCAATTGGATAATAAGAAGTTAAACCTAAAATCATTCTTCTTAAAAAAACTTTCTTTTTAGGTGAAATATTATAGCTGTCATCCAGAAAATACTCTACAAAGTTTTCATTTTGTGATAAATCAATTTTTTCTCCATCTTGTACAATCTCAAAAAGTTTCTGTTTACGGTTGAACGGTATATTAATATCTTCATCAAAAACAACTTCTTCTCCTAACTTTATTTCTTTATAAGGAGATTTACTTAAAAGATCTTTTTTCTTAGGAATTACATCTCTTTCGTCAAAAAATTTAAATAATCCTTCGTATATCTCATCAAAAAATGAATCTAGATCATGATTATTATATTTGATTGTCTTTATAATTTCTTGATCGTCCATAATAGATTCAAAGTTTGTCTTTGTTTTTGTAAATGATACGACAATCTTACCTTTCTTTTTTGAAGTATGTATTTGTTCAATCGTTGATTTTTCATTGTAAAAATGATTTCTTAGTTCTCTTTGTAAATCAGCCTCATCTTTATCAGACTTTATAGTAAAGTCAAACACTAAAAGCGATCCTCTTAACATATTAAATAAGATAGCAATTTCAGCCGGTTTATTTATTACCGGTGTTCCTGATAAGAAAACTATTTTAATATCTTCTCCATCGACAATCCAATTATAAAATATATTCGCAGGAACACTTTCATTGATAATTTCCCTTACAAAATTATGAACTTCATCAATAATAATAACATTATTCTTGAAAGGGGAACGAATATAATAATTTTCAAAGTTTTCTTTATACTTTTCAGCAAAGTCTAATACTAGTTTATCATTCTCTGTCGGTTTTTCTTTTTCAAGAACTTTACCTCTATTATTTTTAAAATCAAAATCTTCTACTTTTGGAAAACCATTGTAATGGATGAAATTATATTTAAGTTTAATTAAAACATTCATCTGTTCTTCAATATATTCTAAATAAAATTTTGTATCTTGTTTTTCACTCATATTAATAACATTTATTTCTCTATCTGTTGGTAATTTATCATCGGGTTTTTCAATAACCTTACCATCAAATGTATAGATATCTCTATATACATCTTTTAATGGTCCGGATGGAATAAAAAGACCTTTAATATCATTTAATTTTTTTGTAATTATTCCTAAATCTTTTGAATAGTTTGAATCATCTTCATCTAATTTATTCCTTAATTTTGTTTTTGTCCTACTGAAAATGTTATTTATATTTTCTTCTTCAATACCATATTCCCCTTTAATTTTTTTCCTTAATGAAAGATTACCCTTAATTTCATCAATAGGATAAAAAATCCAATTATTTCTTTCTACCTTGAAAAGACTACTACCCCATGATTTTACTTCTTTCATATATTCTGTCTCAAGAGAAGCTGGTAAAAAAGTATAAATAGGCATCTTTAATGATAAACCTTCCGCTGTAATTACAGAAGTAGCTGTTTTACCTGTTCCAAGACCATGATAAATCAAAAGACCACGAAGAGGAGCTTCAATTGATAAATATTTTTTAACGAAATATTGATAAATTTTTATTTCATCTTCATCTCCATTTCTATCTTTATAAGATTCTAATACTTCTTTATAAAAAACATCATTTACCCAATCTATAAAAGCCTTTCTTTGGGGTATTATAGATTCATATGGTTCCGATATATCTTTAACCTCTTCTTCTGCCTCCTCTGCCTCCTCTGGCTCCTCTGGCTCCTCCTCTGCCTCCTCTGCCTCCTCTGCCCCCTCTGTCTCCTCTGCCTCCTCCTCTGACTCCTCCTGTTCCTCTGAATCTTTCTTTTTTGGATATACCCATTCAATTTCAGCGTATTGTTCAGGCATTTTCTCTTCTAGTTTGAGAATTTTTTTAAGAACCTTGTAAACTTTATCATCAATCGGATCAATATCCCTCTTACCGAACTTTCCTTTTTTTAATCCGGTTAATACTTTTTTATCAAGATTTATTATATCTCCATCAAAAAACTCAACAAGGACAGCATATACATCGTCTTCAATTATAAACTCGTTAGACATTGTATTTTATATATTATATAGAATATAATATAATATTTAGGCTGTAATTACATTGAAATATATTAATGCTTTCTTAGAAACATCCTGTTCTGCTCTCTTCTTACTTTCTCCACTACCCACACATACTATATTTTCTCCATTATAAATTGTACTTTTAAATATATTTTCATATTTTTCTGTCTTATACTTAGGATAGACAGAAAATGTCTGCTGAAAGTATCGTGATATCTGATCTTTATAATTTGTATCTTTTAATATAATCTCTGTAAAATCACAATATTCTTCTATAACTTTAATAATGAAATCTTCGGTAAAATCATAACCTTTATCCATGTAGAGTGCTCCAATAAATGATTCAAGAACATCTTCTAAAATATTCTTATTGTTTCTTCCAGAACAATTATCATCTATATGTTTTGATATTACTAAATGTTTTGAAAATCCCATCTTTTTTGAAACATCATACAGATTTTCACCACATACTAATCTTATCTTTAGTTTTGTTAAGAAGCCTTCATTTTCACCATATATTAAATGAAATCTCCGATAAATATATGCCGATACTACACTTCCAAGGATAGCATCTCC